TGATATTGCCGTTGACAAAGCAGATACAGCACGAATGAACAAGGTAATTAAGTGGGGAGCCACAATAACTGCTCTGGGGATAATTATTGCCCTGCTTCGACAGATATTGACTTAATAGGGCTTGATTACAGGCGTTAAAAAGGGGGACATGTCACTGTCCCCTCTCTTTTATCCCTAAACGGCTTGGCGACCCCTTATAATCAATGTAGAACGATTTCGGGGGTTTCGTCCCCTTTTTCTACCTTCATTTCCATAATAAGTAACTGATATTCTATTTTAGGGTCATCTGGATAAGACCACTTAAATAATGGGTGGTCTTTTGTAAAGTCAACCCCCTTCTTTTTCAGTTCCTGTACTGTTTCTTGTAGTTGTTCTTTCATTCCTTGTCTGTCTTTTTTCATTTTTCCCCTTCTCTATAATTTCTTCAATAGTTCTATAACAACCAACACAAAAACTTCTTGTGTTGTCTAGTTTACATATGCTAATACACTCAGATTTCACAACTCCCTGCAACACAAGCAAGTGTCTGGCTCCCCTCAGTATTGTCGCTCTCCTCAATAAACGTACTCCAGTCTATAGAAGTTGGCATAGTGGCTAACATCTCTTCATACTCTTTCTTATTACAATCCGTGTAAGGGGCCTGGACGTAACTATGTCCACTGTGAGGTAGAAAGGAAACACCACTTATCTCATCAAAGTGCTTCCAAACCCATGCCCCTACTTCAGGCCAGTCAGCGTCCTTGACGCTTATCGTAACAGACGGCTTATGCTCACAGAAATGTCGTTGATACAATAACCATAACTCAAGTTGTTGAATTGAATTATAATCGTTACGGCATACTGCCCCTTCTGGTGCTTTCATAGGAAAGGCAAACACAGCAGTACTCTCTGGACGAAACTGCTCGTCCTCTACTGGAATTCCTTTCTCTTTTAAGAAAGAATAGAGAGGGTCTTTCTTATCCATTCTAATCCGACGTATGTAATATGGATTATGCCTAGCATGAATGCCACTAGCACTGTCCACCAACTGAGAGACAGTACCGGAAGGCTTAACACAAGTGATAGAAGTAGAAGAAGGAATGCCAAGTTTGGTAGCCCACTCCTCATTAGTATGTCTAGCATGGTCTCTTAGTTTCTCCAGAATATCAGGTAGGATTTTGTCATCGCTTGGACGTCCTTTACCAGCCATCATTTCATTATCCATAATTCCAGTAAGACTTACACCAAGCAGTCTCTCTTCCTCTGTATTCTTCTTCCACTCCTCGGATAAGAATTGGAAGTTAGTAAGAGTTGATTGAATAGTACCAAGAATAGTAGCTAATTCAATTTTCCTCTTAAGATTTTCAAATGTATCTGACTGTCTGACAACAACCTCTGTAAGGTTACAGAACTGTTTATCACGCAAGATAATTTCGGAGCAAGGGTTGGTTCCATAACTACGACCTTTATCTCGTCTTCCCCATCTTCCAGCTTGATTTTGAGCAGCGACCCTATTAAAAATTCCGCGTTCACCTGACTTGGATTTAACAAGAGAGAGCCATTCCTCCATAAAAGTTTCAACATCTGGTTTCTCCGTATATGCTACACTGTTATTTGCAAGACTACGATGAGCATTATCGTTATACCAAGCCCCTGTCTTTGCTTCCCGCATCCTCTTATCTGTAAGATTAGACAAGGAAATCAAAGCACTACGCCTTACCCCGCCAACTACTACTACTTCTCCAATCATACAAACAATATCGTGAACTTCAAGACTATTTAATTTACGTCCTTGGGCTTCTTTAAACGTCTCTACAACAAAGTCAAATAGTTTCTTGAGGGGCTCTGGCCCCGAAGCACGACCCCCAAATGTCTTGAGTCTTGCCCCTGCTGGACGTACTTTACTGAAGTCAATAGAGGGTATTTCCCCTTCCCAAATACTAGAGAGAAGCTTCTTAAATGCTATTGCCCAGCCTTTCTTACTGTCCCCTACTACAATAATATCATCAACATAAACAAGCTCTTCTGGAATAGCAGGAAGTTGACTTATCTCTTGTCGTTCACAAGAGAACCCAACACCAGTTCCATTCATTAGAACATAAAGAGTTTCACTAAATGCTCGCTTATTATTAATAGCAATATAAGAACAATTATAAGCAGCAATATTGTCTCTTTCACAGGCTTCTCCTGCACTCATTAAAAGCCGCATGGACGGCATTACTTCAAGATTAAGTATTGCTTGTGTAAGGCTATCCTCAACCTCATGTACAATAGGATGCTTAGAAGTTAGGTAACTCATTAGCCGTTCTACTGTTTCTTCCCAGGATTCCCTTCGTTTTAGTTCTGGTAGATACCTTGCATAACGACTTTTATGAATAATTGTTTGGTAACTTGTTGGTAAGTTATTACTCATCTTCCTCCTCAAATTCTAACTCTAATTGTTCATATTTTTCTTCAATAACGTCAATAAAACGCAAGACTAAATCTTCAGATGTAATATCAAGACGCTCCATTAACTCAATTTCCGGTACATCTTTCAGTTTTTCGCAGAGTTCTACTAACGTTAATGGCATAATTATTTCTTCCAGCCAGCTACTATGCGAGAACCAAAGAGGAAACCAAAGGCAATGTTAGCGGCTTCTAGGGCAGTTGCTTGTACAAGGGGGGTAAGCCCCGTAACATACAAACTACCAATCCCTACAGCAATAACAGCCAAAGCACCAACATACCGTGCTGATGCCCGTAAGTCAACAACCCATTGGGATGGGGTTCCAACTGGGGTATCTAGTTTTGCAATAACCTCTAGTCGCCTTATATCTGAATCATCTAGCTGAATCTGTTCCGCAATAGTAGTTGGTTTAACACCCCCAACAAACTTAGTTACAAGCTGTTTAATCCCTTCACCTGCTATTGGTACTAGTGCTGCTAATATAGTTGTAAGTATCATTTTATAAACCCCTCTTCTTTTAGTTTGTTGGTAATAATAATAACTAAGGCCTTGTCCCTGAACTGGTAACTATCTGGGATACTTAAATTTAACACCTTCCCTGTATAGTTAGGGAAAGAAACACTAAGCATGTCTGCATGGACTTTTTCCATAACTAACACATGCTCTGCCCAATGTAATAGGACCGCATCCACAGGTATTAGAGCATAATCATGTACACCAGCAGCCCTTGTGTTATACCCATGATTGGAAAGTATCCACGCAGTTGTTGGAGACCGTAGTAATCCAGCAGAACAGATACAGAGGACTTTCTCATATACCCCTTGGTTTGGATTATGTGCGTTCCACATTGCGTTATGTCTCATTTCTCATATCCTTTCCAAAAATCATTGTACTCTTCTTGCTCGTAAGAATCTCTCATTTTCCACCAGCTTCCTAAAGATAGTAAATTAATGGGCGGGAACCATAAGGTAGGCCACCAGTAATCAGCCCTACTGTACGTTGACAAATACATTTGTTTGTTCTGCTTTCTTGGCTCTGAACCAGTTGGTACACCCATTGCATTGATAACGTTGGTATTTACCAGAATGCGTGTAAGCAAACCCACGCTTTTGATAATGATTACCACCACAGTTAGGACAAACAAGCCCACCAGAAGCAAACAGACCATGATTAGCGTGGTTCTTTATCCAAGGTTTTAGTTTATTATAGACTTGTTCAAGAATGATAACATCATTAATGTTGTATATTTCCATAATTTCCCAGTCTTCTTTGCTACCATTCATACAGCCTACCCAAAGACCATGTCCTTTGTGGGGAGTTTTCCCCTCAAGACCAAGGGCGGTGGCAACGTAATCCAGCTTATTACTGGGGAACTTAAATTGAGACCTAGCAGTACGAAGTAAATCAATCTGTTTAGCCGGTGCTGGTGGTGACATGCCTGCAAGTAAGAACTCCTTATTAAGGGTTGGGATATCAAAGTGCGTGCCATTGTAATGTATAATGGCATCGGCTTCATCCATAAGAGCATGAATACCTTCTAGCATACCCTTTGGGGTATTATCAAATACACTATCAAAGTAGACCTCTTCTTCATTATACCATTTAGCAGCATAACAAAGAGTATATCCACTCTCAATAATTTGATTGATACTTATATTTTGGTCCCATAAGCCCCAGGCGTGGACTAAATTAGGGGCTGTTTCTATATCTAAAAGTAAAATACGCAATTATTTAACCTCCTTTAGTTGAGCAACTTCAATTATGTTTGCTTTCAATATACTCATTATATCTCCGTAGTTAGTTACGCCATTGGTCATGGCTAGGAAATGGTAGTACTTATTACTTTTTACATAAAACCCGATAGTGCTAAATATAACCTCTTCGTGTAAGTCTACTGGGGGCTTCTCAAACCATCCTTCTGTACTGAAGTGGTCTCTCCATACTATTTGATACTTTTTGTTTTTAACCATGCTTTAGGAATCCCTTTTCTCCAATCACACCACTCAATGTTATTTTTATCACACCAATCAGAATACGTTGTTTTAGAAGTTTTACTTAATCTAATCGAAGCGTTCTGGAAGAGCATCCTGATAGTCAAGGTCGGATTGCTCTCTCTCACTAATAACATCTTCTTCCTGTCTTTCCCCGTAAAGAACCCCTTGGACTCCAAAAGAACAGAGTAGTTCCCGTCCAAAGTCCAGTCTGGAGTGTATGTTTTTATGGTTTCCGGCACTACATACTTTATACGGCATTTCTCATACTCATATTTAACTCCATTCTTATCAAACCATTTAGATATATCAAGTTCAAATTTAGAACGATAACCGTTTGCGTAGGCCTCTTTACGGGCTCGCCTTATCCCCATTGAGCCGCCATAGCGTCGGCAATTCCTTGGAAGGTCTTGTCTCTTGCAAACATTTTCTATGCAGATTTTTTCTATTGGTAAGGACATTAATTTTCTTACAAAATCAAGGGCTTGCCCTTGTCTTCCATCTGCTATCTTTTCTTTGAAGTGCTTTGCACCAGAAACAGCAAGATGTGTACAAGGTGGATGAGCTATAATTAAGTCCCAAGCACCATCCCTGTGCCCCCCTACAACATCAAAGATATCCCCTTGATAGTGGGGACCCTCCCTATCTGTTGCCCTCAAGTCACAGGACATTGCTCTGTGCCCTCTTTTTATAAAAGCGTCCCTAACTATCCCACTATACTCACATGCGACTAGTACTCTCAAACGTTACCCCCTCTTCCCTCATAAGCCACAAACAATTGGCGTTCATTAGGAATCGTTCAGGGTCTGCATAAAGATTAACAACAACATCAAAACACTCTTTTTCAGTTAGAAGATGGTCAATTAATTTAGCAGCCCCTACCTTGCCTATTCCCTTAATGCCAAGTACGTTGTCGCTTGAGTCCCCAATAAGCATTTGTTTGTATAGGAATTTTATTCCTTCTAACTCAGATACCTCAGTAAAGAAAGCCTCTCTTATAACAACCCCTTTACGATAGATGGGCCAACTGTAATGCTTTCCAGGAATCTGTAACATATCCTTATCTATAGAACAGATGACCGTCTCTTCCGTTTGAGCCATAGCAAGAGCATCGTCAGCCTCATAACCATCAGTTACAGTAGCACCCCACTCTGTTACAAGATACTCCCTACAGGCCTGTAAGTGCGAAGGCCTAACCATATCTTTCCTATTGGCTTTATAGGCAGGATTAATGCTATACCTAAAGTTAGTAGAACCAGATAGAAAGACTTTATACTGGTCTGCACCAACGGAGAAAAGGATGTTATCCATCTGAATCCCCGCCCTATCAACGGCATCTTCCTCTGTATAATTTTCAGCAGAGGCTGCATTGATATAAGCAACAAGGTCTCCATCAACAAGAGCAATTGTCATAGGTTAAAAGGGGACTTTTCCAGATTCTACTTTAACTTCTGGCTGTTTGTCTTTCTTTTTAATGGAAATACCAAGATATTTCTTTCCGTTATCAGAGTCGTTGATAAAACCATTAATGAAATACATAACCCCTTCTATGTTAATATTACCAGAATAGTCAGAAACATCATCTGGTTCTCCTTTAAACATACTACCACGATTTACTTTATGTGTAAAACTCATAATTACTTCTCCTTGTTAATAGATTTCTTCTGCATCATCTTTAAGTTCACCAACTACACCGTCATCAAAATGTGTATCAAGAACGAAAGCTGCAAACTGTGCTGCTACTTTAATAATACTTTCTGGGGTTGCTTTCTTATCCCCAACAGCAGCAGCAAGGGCTACGGCATTAGTAAGACCATTCTGCCGTACAATATATACTTGAGTCTTTGCCCGTTCATCTGCACTGGCGTAGGTAGAGCCCCCTTTAGCGGCAGGGGCTGCAGAGTAACCCCCAGAAGAGACTGCTGCTGCTGGTGCACCAGCCTTAACAATAGCCTTCCAAACCCAAAACTCACCTTCTTTGACTGTAGTAACATCAAACACCTCCCCTGATACTGCTTGTTCCAGAATAGGGAAGATATCTTTGGCATAAAGGCTAACAATTTTCTTACCTTTTACTGCCCCTGTTGAGTCTTTAAAGGCTACTTCCATCTTCTTATATGGAGCACCTTTTGTACTTTGTACTGTTTCTACCGTTACTGCTAGAATTGTTATAATCATGTTCTTTGTATCCTTTTCTCTAGGTTATGTTACTATTATACTACGCTTCGCTTCGCTTGTCAAGGAATACTTTTATCCTTTCTTTAAGTTTTTCTTCGTTAATTGTATAATTATAATTGTCCCCTTCTATCTCAAGAAACCCATCATGCTGATATAAATACTCAGCTAAAAAGGTAGCTAATTCATTGTTATACATTGAAGTTATAGCTATATCTTTCATTTTACCCATGTTATGTCTTCCTTAGTAGTCTTCTTAATTCTTCTATTTGCTCTTCTCTTGTTAATTCTTTCAATTTATAACTCTCCGATTCCTGATTAAAAGTAAAGCTATCAATAAATGCACTTCTTTCATCATCATATTCTGGCTCATGCCAGGTATCTGGCCCATAAGACAATTCAAATAGCTCTCTTAGTTCCCCACGAGTCATCATTTTATTTCCTCCAACTCCTTCATATTATTCCCTACAGATACTTCACACTTTAATGGTAAGTTAAAATCTACGCCAAATACCTTTCTAAAATTATTAGGCAAATCATTG